AAATATAATTTATTATTATAGTATGTATATCATTTTTACAATAACAATAATATTATTAATACTATTATTTTATTTTTTTGAGTTAGAAGTAAATATAAATATAATAAGTTGTGTAATAATAATTTTATTACTCAATAGTTTATTTTATAAAAAAACATATGAAAAATTTAATAATATAAATAAATTACAAGATGAGTATTTGAGATCGTTTTATGATATTAGAGACGAATATAAAAATAGAACTAACTTACAATATGAAGAATATAAAATGATTCCAATATATTCATCTAAATTTAATTCTGAAATATTTGACTCAAGTTATAATAATGTACCTATGGAGTGTAAAGGTATTCATTTTAATGGAGAATATTTATCAGGTTCTGAATTTATATCATTATTAGATAAATTAAATAATAAAATATAATATTTATATTATATAATGAATAATAAAGTTTTATGTTGTTTAATATGTGTTGTTGTTATTATAATTTTAGTTATTATGATTGTTACACATAAAAAAGAAAATTTTAATGTGTTAGGGTCTGCAGGTTCATCTTATTCAAATGAATATAGTTATAAACCACCAGAAAATATAAATTCTATTGTATCTAAAATAGATGGAACAATATTAAATGTAAATGTAGTTAATGCTAATGCTAATGCTAATGATAATGATAAAATAATTAAAATTTTAACGGATGATAATGGTACGGCATTATGTATGGTTAATACTAATAATTTATCAAAATGTGATGATGAAGATACTAATCAATGGAAGTTAAAATTTATTAACGATGCAAATGATATGAATACGCTTTTAAAAAATACTAGCAGAGGACAAAGTTCAACCATGGTTAATTATCCGTTTTACATGGTATTAACATCAAATGATACGTTGGCATTACAATATAATAATGGACGGTTTAGCGTTTCTCCGGTTGGAAATTATGATAGTCAAAAATGGGATGTTAGTAATTATAAAATACCTCAAATACAATTATTTGTAAATGATATTTATGATAGCCCATTAGATAAAATGCCTTATTCTCAAGATTCAGATCCTAATAATAGAGTAAAAATAAATCTTAATGTAAATGATGAAAGATTAAAAGAATTATTAAATATTAAGTCGGATAATGCTTCAAGCGATTCAAATAATACGTGTGATAGATCTATTCATAAAGATGCTGTAAAAAATTTATGTTCTGGTTGTAAGGTTTAATTCTTAATTCTTCTAATATATAATCTTATAAATGCTGCTATTATAATACATACAAGAAGTACTAAGAAATATATTTTAATATATAAAAAACGTTTCCATGAATTTAAATCTATATATAGAGGTAACTCTGCACCATTTATTTTTTCTTTTTCTATTCCTTTTATATATTTATTAAATAATAACACATTATTTATTCCTAACATTAATGAAAATAGAAAAATTAATAATGAAATATCTTTTACTCCATGTTGTGATACACCTAATTTGAATGAACTTGAAAATCCATACATTGCAATAGCAATTGATACAGTTAAAAATACATTACGTGAACTTGAATAAAACCCATTAACAACAGCTTGTGGATTATTTGCGTATTTCATATAATAAATAAAAAGATATTAATTATAATGAGTATAATTAAATAAGTATAATTAAATAAGTATAATTAAATAAGTATAATTAAATAATAATTTATTATACTCATTATAAAGATTTATTAATAAATAAATGTAAATATGTGGAATAAAGTTTCTAATAGTTTATTGTTTTATAGTGAAGATTTTTACAATAATGATTTATATAAAAATCGTAATTTTATAAAACAAATTTATTTTTATTATAAAAATAAAGGCTTTAAAAATATTTTATTAACGCAAATAATAAATATATTAATAAGTATATTTCTTTTTGTACTTATACTATTTTTATTTAATTGTGTAGAGTATAAAAAATTATTGGCAATCACTGAGTATAATAAATTAAGCAAGTTTATTGATTGGACAAAACTATTTAAATTTAATACATTTTTCGTATGCTTATTTATCAGTTTTATTCTTTTTATCATAACAAAAATAATAAATTTAATAGAATTATTTTTAAACTATTCGAAGATTAAAACATATTTTAACACAAATTTGAAAATAACCGATGAAAAACTTGATTATATTATCTGGAGCGATGTCATAAATAAACTTGAAAATTATAATAATGAAAAAGTTGATATTTATAAAATAAATAGTATTATTTTATTTTATGAAAATTATCTTAATGCTATATTTGATAGTCAAATAATAAAATTGTATCATTTATCAAATCTTATGGAGTGGAATATTAATTATTGTATTTTATTCAAAATGTTTGCAGAAGACGAAGACGGAGATGGAGAAGACAAAAAGAAAATAATTTATTTAAGATTAAGAGTTGTTGCTATAATAAATTTTATATTTATGCCATTTATTTTAGTATTTATGCTATTTTATAATATTTTTAATTATGGTGAAGAATTTTATAATAAACCTACTTTGTTAACAACACGCATGATTACACGTAAGGCACTATGGAAATATAGATATTATAATGAATTACCACATGATTTTGAAGAGCGCATGAATAAAATAGATAAAAATGCTAAAAAATATATATCACAGTTTAAAAATGATTATATAATTTCAATCTCAAAATTAATTGTATTTGTATGTAGTTCATTTTTTATATTATTGATACTATTAACACTTATAAATGATAAAATATTAATATATGTCACGTTGTTTAATAATAAATCCATATTATGGTTTATAAGTATTTTAGCTTCTCTAATTGCTATATTTAAAAGAAGTCATACACATTTTGAAGAACCAAAACTATATATGAAAGAAATTTCTAAAATAATATACTTAAAAAAAGATTTTGTAGAAAAATCAAACAGCAACGAAATTAAACAATTATTTATTAAAGATTACCAATATAAAATAATAATTATTGTAAAAGATATTATTTACACTATATTAACACCTTTTAGGTTATGGTTATTAGCAAATAATATAGATAATATAATAAATTTTATTAATTCTAATATAAGTGACAATGAATTTAATAGTTGTAGAATAGCAGAATTTGATGCAGAATTATTTGCTAGTTTAAATGATAATTCGAATATTTCTAAAAAAAGTAAATCTTTAGACTATTTTAATACTTTGTATCCTGATTGGTATATTTATATGGTTAATAAACTAAATGGAATGACAAATGAAATACGGGTCAATGTTATTTAAAAAACTTTTTCATAAAACTTTTTTAAAGTTTATTTCTGTATCTATAGTATGAATATACTACGTTTATTTGATGAAACAAACCAAAAATTTATATATAAAAATAAGATTTCAAAAAAAGTAGTAAAGGATCAAAAAACTCTTCGCCGTATTAAATCATTAAAAATACCGCCTGCATATACTAATGTTTTAATTTCTAACAATCCAACAAGTAAAATTCAAAGTATAGGCCTTGATACTAAAAAAAGAAAACAATACACTTATAATCCAGATCATATAGAAATACAATCTAAACTTAAGTTTGAAGATTTAATACTATTTGGTAAAAAAATAAAACGTATTCGAAAAGATATTTATGCCAATATAGTTAAATGTCATTGTAATCCTCGATTATTATATGAAAAAGATTGTGTAATAAGTATTGTGTTATATTTAATAGATTTTTGTAATTTTAGGGTAGGAAACGCGAAATATAAAAAATTATACAATTCATTTGGGGTTACTCGTTGAATAGTAGTCATTTTAAATTTAACAAAAACCATACAACTATAGAATTTATAGGTAAAAAAGGTGTATTAAATAAAAATAAGGTAACTAATTCGAATATATGTTTTCTTTTAAAAAAGCTTTGTAATAATAAAGATGAATATGTGTTTTATTATTTAGATGCTAAGAATAACAAATATAGAATTACAGAAAAGCATATTAATGATTTTTTGAAAAAATACAATGATGCATTAACAGTGAAAATGTTTAGAACATGGAATGCTAATTACATGCTATTAAAAGAATTGTTAAATTTAGAATTGCCCGACACCCCTGAAAAAGCAAAAAAAAATATAAGGATAGGAATTAAAAAGGCGGCAAATCAAATGCATCATAGCAGCTCTGTTTCTAAAAAAAGTTATATGAATAGTGAGATTGTAGAACTATACTCAAAGAATCCCATTAAATTTAAACGATTAATAGAATTTTTCCGTAAAACGAATGGAAACTTACCAACTATTAATAGACTATTAAACCTTGTATTGACACATATATAATACAGGATTAAATAATCTATTAATAGTTGGTTAATCACAAATGTTTAAGCATTTTTGTATAAAGACTATTATTAAACGATGAATGGTCTTTATAAATCCTATCTGTAATGTGTTCGAATTTATTTTTATCTTTTTCATTAGTTATTTTATTTAAAAGGTAGTTTTTAAGAACTAGACTATTAATAATATACTCATGTTCTAATGTACACATCATTTGAAACACATGATTATAATTTGTTATGTATTTAATTTTTGTATCTATAGTTTCTATATTATTATATATAGTGTAAATATGTGTATTTAGTGGGGAGCTACCAATGAGATAGTCATAAATATATTTTTGTTTCAATTCTTCTAATTCAGTGAAATTAAATATTTTATAAAGAATCACTAAAAGTATAAAGTCTTTAGCTTTAGTGTGGGAACTAAATGATAGGATTATATTCCATAGTTCTATTGGTAGTCTTTTAATAAGATTAGTTGATTCTAATAAACTTTGAGGGTCATTCATAGTTGGTTACTAAATTAATCTAATAATTATAAATATTCAATTTTGTAATATTGAATTATAATTTTATAAGGTAACCAAGATAACAATGACTAATAAACTAGTTGTAAAATTACAAAATGTAGTTATACATAGAACTAACGTATATCCACAGCTTTAACTAGAACAAAAATCTTATTCACAACAATAAATACAAACTCTTTTTTAGTTGTTAAAGGATAGTTTACCTAATTTAATAATTATGTAAAGCATCCTGTTTGACATTATCTAAATAAAGTTTATGGAACTAATACCTAACGCCAATAAATTAGATTATTTTGATATATGTAATAGAATTCTATTAGTTAATAATTCAAACTAATTAAAGAAATCACTATATATAATTATAAATATGTTTGTTGAATTGATGCTATTATTTAAATTTTTTATTTTACTATATGGTACATACATGGTATATAAACTAAAATATACTTCTAATAAAGTTAATAAAATTATTGACATTAATAATGGTTGTAAATTCAATCATATAAATAATAATTATAAAGAATCTTTTAGAGATATAACTAGAGATAGGTATAGTAAACGAAAGGTTCCTAATGATATTGATGTAATAGTTATTGGGAGTGGTATTGGTGGACTTAGTTGTGCTGCATATTTATCTAAAGCTGGTAAAAAAGTTTTAGTTTTAGAACAGCATTATATTGCTGGCGGATGTTGTCATGTGTTCGATGAAAAAGGCGTTGAACACGAAACAGGAATACACTATGTAGGAAATGTAGAAAAACGGAAAGAAATATTAGATTTGATTTGTGACAAACCTATAGAATGGTGTAAAATGGGTAAGAAAACTGACGGAGTGTATGATGAAATCAGTATTGAAGGAGAAACCTATTTATTTAGAGCAGGAGAAGAGAATTTCATTAATGATTTGTCAAAACGTTTTGAAGGAGAAGAAGAAGCTATAAGAAAATATATTAATTTAGTTAAAAAAGTTGCTAAAAAGGATTTATTCTTTAATCTAAAGGTACTACAATCAAAATGGTTAAGTTTTTTAGGACATTATTATTTAAAATATATTGATACTGACTATTATAAATATACTAATACATCTGCTTATGATGTTATTAAAACATTTACTAATAATGAAACATTGATTGCTGTTTTAACCGGACAATTTGGCGATTATGGACCAACGCCTAAAAAGGCAAATTTTTTTATTCATGCAAGTATTGTTAACCATTATTTAGACGGTGGATATTTTCCTAAAGGTGGACCCTCCTCTATAACAAAAAATATAATTTCAACAATTGAAGTCAACCGTGGGCGTGTATTAGTAAATGCTAAAGTAGACACATTTTTAGTTGATAATAGTGATAAAGTTGTAGGTGTTCACCTTGTTAATGGTGATAAAATATATGCTAAACAGATTGTTAGTGCAGTAGGGTTAAACAATACATTTAACAGGCTTATTCCTGATGAGCTAATGGAAAATGATA